TGCTGCAGAAAATAATTTAAGGCAGATAAAAAATATCGTTCAAGATGAATTAAGGAGGGGGATGAATTGATTGATTTTCTAACTTATATTTATCAGCAATTATCAACTTGCAGTGATAGACTTTTCTTAGAACTAGCACCGCAAGGTACGTTATTCCCTTATGTGACATATAACGTCCCTACGAGCTTATATGGAGAGAATAGAGAAGATTTCATACTAGAGGTTGATGTTTGGGGAAACGATACAAATACATTCGATATAGAAGTTATGACAGATAATATAGATAGATTGCTGAATAAAAGCAAGATGTTGGATTCAAATATACAAGTCAGCATATATAGAATCAACAGAATGATGATACCTGATGAAGACGAAAATGTAAGAAGACGTCAGTTAAGGTATCAATGTAAGACGTATTTTAGAAATTAAAGGAGAGTGTAAAATGGAAACATACAGTGGATTTACTACAGATACGGCTAAGCATTTAGTATTAGATGCAGGGGCATATTATAAAAATTTCATAGTTGGAGTTGATACACCTGCAACGGCAGAAGCTAAGTTAATAGGCGCTACACAAGGTGGTGGGGAGTTTAACGCAATTCCCGAAATTCGTACAGTCGAAGTAGACGGAGTAAAAGGAAGAGCTAAAGGGTTATCTATACTAGACAGTTGGGACGTTAATATATTAGCTAATATGCTGGAAATAGATGCGACTGTAATACAGATGGCGTTGGCAAGTGGAGATATAGACGATACATCTAGTCCAGAATACGATATTATAACGGCTAGAAACAACATAGAACTTTCCGATTATATAGATAACATAACGTGGGTAGGGACTTTGAGTGGCAGTGGAATACCAGTAATAATACAGATTTATAACGCAATGTCAGGCGAGGGCCTTGCAATAGCTCCCACGGATAGTACAGAGGGACTATTACCTATTAGATTCTTGGGACATTATGATGCGAGTGACTTACAGTCGCCACCATTTAAAATTTATTATCCAAAATTAGCAGGAGATGTTACACCACCGACAGTTGCAGTAGTTCCAGTCGAAGGAGCTTCTAGTGTTGCAGTTGATTCGACAATAGTTTGGACATTCAGCGAAGCTATACAAGTCGGCAGTGTAAATTCTACAAGCTTCTATCTTATAGAAAATGGAACGGGTTTAGTGGTCGGAACATTAACACTGGAAGTAACGAACTTTACAACAGCTTAAAACTAGGGGATTTATTTCCCCTTTTTAAATTAAATTAAATTCGAGGAGTGTTAATATGTTAAAAACTAGAGATTTGTTCATAGTACAAAAAATATATAAAAAAATGGAATTAAAAGAAGAAATGAAAAAGATGACGGTTGACGTAACTGATAAAACTGAAGAAGAAAGGAATAAAATTTCAAGCGATAAAAGTATTGAATATTAAATCTAGAGATTGATGATGGAATAGAATTAATCATAAAAGCATATGAAGAAAAAGAGAAAGACAAAGCATGGAATATGTGGCTAGTAGAATATAATTTGATGGCAATGGGAATGAAAGAATTTAAGCCATTTAGCGATTATTATACAAAACAGACTAAAGAACCTACGAAGAAAAAAACTAAGAAAGAAATAATTAAAAATGTAAATGAAATTATAGAAATGACAGTGGGGTGATGATGTGAAATATTGTGAAGATTGTAAAAGAAATGTAAAACCGACAAAGCATTGGTCATGGGTTGGGTTTATATTTGGATTCGGTTTTTTCTATCTAGCTTATTATATATTTTTAAAAAGAAGAAGGTGTCCGATTTGTAAAGGAAGACATTTTTCTAAGTATAAAGAGGTGAAATAAATGCAAGCATTTGAATTATCGGGCGATATATTTCTGCGAGATAACGGTGCAATACGTGGATTGAACAATATAGATAGTTCTGCAAGTAGAGTCGGTGAAACATTTGGCAAACTAGCGAAAATAATAGGCGGGTTGGCGATAGGGAAGGCTTTTGTAAGTTTTGGTAAGTCTGCCGTAAATGCTGCTAGTGATGTTGAAGAGCTAGAGAATAAATTTAGTGTAGTGTTCGCAGGTATAGAAGAATCGACTAATAGTTGGATATCTAATTATGCAAACGCAACGGCTAGGGGAGAATATGCTACAAAGGAATTTATATCAAACCTGCAAGATATAAGAACTGGCTATGGAGATACTACAACAAAAGCAGCTGCCTTCTCTAAAGCTGTAGTAGGAGCGACAAATGACTTATCTAGTTTTTCAAATGTCGATTTTGAATCTGCTAGTAATGCTATACAAAGTGGGTTAAGTGGACAATTTGAAGCACTTGGAAAATTAGGTGTAGCCGTAAATGTAGCTACAATAGACCAAGGAGAATATGCAAAATCAATTGGAAAAACATGGAAAGATATGAGTTCGCTAGAAAAACAGGAAGCGATATTAAATGAGATAATGAAACAATCTACTAATGCGATAGGGCAAAACATAACAAGCTGGGAGGATTACGATTACACGCTGGGTGATGCAGCTAAAACGAGCGATAGTTTTGCAAATCAAACCAAGTTATTGAAACAATCATTCACTGATTGGGCAGGGGAAATAGGGAAAGTATTGCTCCCTGCAATGAATAATATTGTAACTTATTTGAACGATAAACTCCCTTCAACTATTCCTTATATCAAAGCGACATTTGAAACCATAATCAATTATGCTAGTGCTGTTATGAAATTCATGAAACCTTTTACCGCTACTATAAGTAAAGCATTCAAAACTGTATTCGGTGTAATAAATCAATTAACCGGAATAAATGCAAAGGTAACGGCTGATAATAAGAAAAATGTTCAAGAACGAATAAATGCGTTGACTGATGAAAAAAACAGTAGGATAAAAGCATTAAAAGAACAATATGAAGCACAAAAAAATGCAGTAAAAGGGTCTACGAATTTAACTAAAGAAGAATTGGGAGCTAAAAAAGAAGCTACTAAGGAAGAATTAGAAGATAGAAAAGATGCTATAAGTAAGACTAAAGATATGCAAAAAGAAGCACTAGAAGAAGCATTGGATGCAGAAAAGGAAAAATTAGATACGTATAAAGAAACTACAGACGAAGCTATAGACTTAAGAGAAAAACAATTAAAGGCGACATTAAATGCGATAGATGAAGAGTTAGATGCTATTAAAAAAGCAGAAAATGAAAAACTTGAAGCATTGGACAAGGAATATATGGCTAAATTAAAAACTATAGACTCGGAAGCATATGCACAAATCGAAGCATTAAAAGGCAAAAAAGAAGAAATTGAATTATCTAAAGAAATAGCTAAAACTCAAGAACGTGAACAAAAAGAAACTAAAAAATTAGCTGAATTAAAAGGCAAAGTTTCTGATGCTGAATCTATAGAAGAAAGAAAAGAAGCTCAAAAAGATTTGTCTGATTATTTAGCGGAATTGGAACGAGAACGCATTGAAAGAGAACGAGAAGCTAATATTGAATTGTTAGATATAAAGATAAAAAGTATAGAAACCGAACGAGATTTAAACGAGAAAAGATTAAAAGATGAAGAAGAAGAAAAAGAAAACGCTATAAAAAAAAAAGAACTACATTACAAGCTGAATTTGAAATATTCAAAGAAACCGAAACTAATAAAATTAAAGAACGTGAAAAAGCGTATAAAGAATATAAAAAAATGTATGATGAAGATAAAAAAGCAATTGAGCAAAACTATACAGAACAAAAAGAAATAATAGAAACTAAGTTGAAAGAAATATCTAAAACCAAAGAAGATGTTGCTAATATCCCGCTAATTTCCGAACACGTAATAACTGATTTAAGTGCGGAAATAGCAGCAATAGAAGAAGAATATGATGAATTAATTGCAAGTAACAAAGAAGATACAAATGAAATTATCGAGAATACGCAAACATCGTTCAGAAATATTATTAACATTATAAAAACGTTCACTGATGGCATTATTAACAATAACAAAGAAAGCTTAAATAGTATCGTTGAAACTTTGAAACTTATGATCGAGAATATTATAGATGCTATAACGCAATTCGTAGCAGATATAATTGCAAAAATTGAAGAATTTAAAGCGAAACACGAAGAACAAATAAATGGCATAATAGAAAAAATAAAAAGCTTTATATCGTTAGCTATAGAAACTTTTAAATCGTTTTTAGATTTTATCATGAAGTTGTGGAATGAATACGGTGAATCTATAACGAATGCCGTTAGTATAGTATTTAACGCAGTAATGGATATCGTTAAAAATGTAATAGAATTAATTATAAATATAATAGATATAGGATTAGATTTAATAATAGATGTATTTAATATTTTCAAAGCTATATTTGAGGGCGATTGGGCTACAATGTGGAATGAAATTAAGAACTTATTTAGTGATGTTTGGAAATCAATTAAAATTATTTTAAGTTCTGCACTCGATACTATAATATCAATCTTAAATGGTGCATGGAACACTCTTTTAAGTGTAATTTCTTTAGGATTACAAACTATTAGTGGATTTATGGAAAGTTTTAAAGAATCCATATTGGCATTGTGGAACTTATTATGGGATGAAGTTAAAACGATAGTCAGTACAGTAATAGAAGCAATAAAGTTCTTCATTACAACATTCGTATCGACTATAATAGACATTGTTACTACTTTTAGCGCAAACTTAATTACGCTGATAACGACAATTCTAACCAATGTTATCAACAAAATTATCGAAGTCTTAACTGAAATTAAAGATTTTGTAAAAGCAACTATAACAAATATAATAACGAGTATAAAAGACAAAGCATCAGCTTTCTACAGTGTAGGGAAGGAGATTTTCAATAATCTTTGGGATGGAATCAAAAATGTATGGAAGGGTATAAGTAATTGGGTGACAGATAAAGTAACATGGTTAGCTGGTAAATTGGCATTTTGGAAGAATAGCAAAGACAAAATGAGTGTTGGAAGTGATAATAAGATAGACGGTGCTAGAGCAAATGGCGGAACTGTTACAAACGGAAAAACGAAGGAACAACATATACGAACGAAGATTTTAATTTCATAATAAATAGAAAAACTGTACCTGATTTTCCGACTATTACTCTCATACAAGATGATATTCCTTATAGGCGCAACAATGTAATATATCAGCGAAAGGACGAAAATAGAACAATTGGCATTGATATAACTTTTATTGTAGATAATTTTGCAGGATTAAGTGAAAATATTAATGATCTAAACACTCTATTGCAGAATGAAGTTGCGATACAATTTGCGGAAATGGGATATGTCTATTTTGTAAATCTAACTGGTATGGTGGGGCAAGAAACCATATCCACACATACAAAAACTTATTCGCTGACATTCGAAGCTACAACACCTTATAAATATGGTCCAATATCTAATGAACAATTAGAATTTGGGCAAGGATTTAGTTTTGGAATGGGATTGCAGTTTATGACACCGACTATAGATTATGTTATAACCGGGAATACAACTATACAAGTAGAAAATTTTGGAAATCAACCAGCATTTCCGATTATAACTATTATTGGGACTTGCGATAATGTAAAAATAGATGAAATGATATATAATAATACTATAACGGATAATCTTACGATAGATGTAAAAAAAGAAATTTGTTATAGAGATAACGCTGGGACATTAGAAAATAAATTACCTTATTTGTCTGGAAATTTTTTAGAAATTATTCCTGGCACAAATAATATAGAAATAACAGGGAATAATTTAGATTTAACTTTAAGTTTAAATTATCGACATTGTTATAAATAAAGAGGTGAAGAAATGATAAATATATACGAATCGAATGAAACTAATTTTAACAATTTTGGTTTAGCCGTTCTACACCCTCTTAACGCAACAGAAAGTAGCAAGGTTAATGGATTGTATTCGTTAACTTTGTCCGTTCCGTTAGAGCAAAGTGAAGATGTCACAGAAGATAGGATAGTAAAAGCTGATGGAAATCTGTATAGAATATTAAGAATTAGCAGAAATGGTGTTGATAAAGAAATAATTGACATATATTGTGAAAGTATATTCCAATGTGATATGATAGACGATTATTCAGCCAGTTTTATTTATTCTAACAAATCCGTAGAATATGTTTTAGGCGAATTATTATCAGGAACGATATATACAGTCGGGCCGTGTGATGATTTAGGATTAAATTCTATAGTCGTTACGCAAAAGAATAAAACTGAAATATTAAAAGACATATTAAATATTTGGCAAGGTGAATTACAAATAAATGGTTTGGAAATAAGTATAAAAAGTAATATAGGAAATAATAGCGGTGTTAGGATAAAAAAAGGTAAAAATTTAAAATCTATTAACGAAATAACAGATATATCTAATGTAGT